GTAGTAGACAATCAATCTTATTTGAATCAGCACGTCGAGTATCTTTACACATTGGGATTAAAAGCACCTTCTTTGGAAAGTCGGCTACTGTCCAATCAGGTAACATTTGCCGATTCTTGTAATTTCAACAACATCTATGTTTATCTTGTTCCTAGAATTTATCAGTCAAATTCATTAAAAGTGAACAATAATTTTGCCACTGACGCACAAAAACAATATATCGAAAGTTTTGTTGAAAGCATAAAGCTTTCCACTTCTGAGGTCATTTACATGGATCCTGCATACATGGCAGTTAATTTGGGAATTTCCCTTCCAATCGAAAATCTAAACAAAGAAATTTATAAAGAAACGAAATTAATTATTGTTAAAAAACAGGATTCACGAGTCAATGATGATGAAATTCGTGGATCCATAGCAAAGCTATTTGAGAATTATTTTGATCCCAACAACAGTTTGCTGGGACAAACATTAGATCTAACACATCTGAACAATTCGGTGGGAGAGGTTAATGGCGTTAAGAATTTTTATACAAAACGTGTGGCAAGCGATGGGCGAGTGCTGACGAGTGATGGTATTAGTCTTCTGGTTTGGAATTCCATCTATGATAAGGAAGATATCTTTGTCACCACACAAAATTATAATTTCCGTTATTTTCAATTTCCGTATCTTTACGACAAAGAAAGCTTTTTGAATCGTATAGAAATTATACCTGAAACTACATAAAATGGCATGCACATACGTAAATTTAACAATCTCGAATTATACCAACACGCAGGTGGCTTCAACCTATACGTTGGATATAACTCCGCTCACATTTTTTGCGGATCTTTCCTCCAATAACTTATTTCTAAGCGATAAAAAAGGTCTTTGGGATTTCGGGGATGGAACTGTGTCCGAATCTCTTTGTGCCAAACATGTGTTCAAATGGCCCGGACTTTATAATGTAACATTTTATGCATATACTAGCGCCGGAAACGCAATTCCAGCTTGTGCTAGTTTTCAAGTTTCTGCATATAATTACATAGGAAATTTTATTCAAACCAGCTATTTGGGTGAAGATCAGATCACCTCGTATAATGCAGGAAGACCCACGGATAATTTGGTTTTGACCCGATACAATTCTTGGCATTCTTATCCGGCACTATCCGCTGATGGTTATACAATTTCTTTTTATGCTAGTGGGAGCAAATCTGATTATCTGGATTTGGATCAGTATTCCAAAGATCCTTGGGCACATTTGAATGCTTATTTCTTTTTTGTAAAAAAATTGGAAAATCAATATGAAATTTTAAGTTCGGCAAAAACTTCAACCGACCCCATTTATACGTATCTTGAGAATAATCAAATAAAAGAAAGCTCATATCCTGTCGATGGATCGGTTTTTGCAGGAACTAGCGGGACTGTAACTGTTAACTTTGTGGATCAAACGCCCAAAAATCTCACAAATGAACAACCCGTGTTGTTGTTTTTTGAATTGAACACCAGTAAATTTCCAACAAAAGAAGACGCTCTCAATTCTTCTAATAATGAATTCAAAGAATTTCCAATAGAAAATTTTTATTCGTTGGAATTGCCTGTCAAAATTCGGTACAATCCGGCCACTCAATTACGATTTTCTTCTAACGGAATAGATGGAGAAGGATATGTGGATGAATCATTTTTAATTAACCCGGTCAAATGGCAAAACTATCCAATATCATTTTTTGTAAAAATGAAAAGTGATTTGGGATATTCTACCAAACACTATCCCAAGCTATCATTTAACCGCACATCAAATTTTTATGATCTTACTTGTGATTTGATTTCTCTGTCTACCAATCAAGTTGTTTCCGGCATTACATTTTATAAAAACAATTCTGTAAAAAATGTTAGTCGGACAGGTGGTTTTTATGCGGGTTATTTCATAAGTGATGTTTCAATTGAAAATGTGGCACTGACCGCATCAGTAAGAATTTTTGACGATCCTTATTATGCAAAAGATTCGCCTTATGCATGGTTGGGTCAGGGATTGGATTATTATTCATTTTATATCACTTCTTCGGCAGAGGTGGCATCCAAACTTTATCGGTATGGAAAATCCCGACTTTATGACGCCTGTGGCCCCACATTGTCTATGGTTTTGTCTTCTTCATTCAATTCACCAACTATTTTTGCAGGTATTTTGAAAAATCCTTGGCCGATTGCAGTCAGTCCCGTTGAAGATGATGCTGTTTGGCTGGCAGATTCTGATCGAGACATAGTTTACAAACTTAGCAAAGATGGGGCGGTGTTGTTGACAATCAATCTGGCAAATGTTGCGGTTTCTTCCAACAATACACTCACTTATCAAAATTTGACAGGACCTTTATCCGGAGCCACACCTTCATCCATAGCTTTGGATGGTGATGCCAATGCATGGGTCACTCTTTATACCGCTGGATCTGCCTTGAAATTTGACAAAACAACAGGGTATATGATAGCAGCGGCATATCCCACATATCCCACTGTAGATTTTTCTATATTGCATTCTTTTAGCGGAGGACCATTGGTGACTTTGTCTGGCGTTCCCGTGGAAACATTTTTGGCATACACGCTCCCTGCCATAAGCGGATTATATGCAACAGAAACCACTATGCTTCCTTCCAGCATAGAAACAGATTTGGACAACAATATATGGGTGGCATATTCCAATCCTCTTAAAGGATATCTGATAAAGTATAATACGACGGGCGCTTTAATTTCAGCTTACGAATTTCCTACATTATACAGTCCGCAGCAGCTTTTGACGGAACGAAACAACAAAGTTTACATGACGGTAATGACATATCTTCAAAATTCTTCAAGTATTTTGGGTAGGAATGATTTCATATACAAATACGATTCAGATACCAATTTGCTGGAACCCGGATATCCGTTGAGTGGATACAGCGCCTTGGGACCATTAGCAGTGGACAAAGATCAATTTGTTTATGCTCTTTACAACAAAGAAGAAATTCTTCGCATAAAAGATTACAATGATGTCACGTCATTCATGGCAGGAAGTGGCACCAATCTTACTGACGAATATCAAAGCATCGAAGCAATAGCCACAGATACTGAAAACAATCTGTGGATTGTGCATAATTTTGACAAGAAAATATATTTGTATCCTCTTAACAATCCTTTTAATCCCATCGCCATAGGTGATGTTAGCAGAATAGACACACAGGACGTGAACCCCGCCAATTTACGGGCGTATGGCGATTGGACCGGAATGAGATGGATAAACAAATATTATTTTAATACCCGGGTCAGAACCATCACGGGCCAAAGCAACACATTCAACATTTATCCTTTGAGTGGAAAATGTGGAATTGCGAAAATAAATGAAGATTTTGATGCAATAGGAAATATAAAATCCTATGTTCTTCAGGAATCGTTGATGAATAGTCCGATATTTTTCAATCAATTTTTAGGGCCCATAGTAGGAAACATAAATTCACCAGTAAACACACTGGGCAAAAGAATCTATGAAAAAATAGCAAATTTTACCATCAACAATGTTGATGTGGACACATGCGAACTGAAACAGCTGGAAAGCATGCAAAATATTATTGGTATAGATCTTCAGGATTATAACTTTCCGTTCCCGTCTGATCTGCAAAGATTGGTGAATCTTTTTTCCTGCAAACAAACCATTCTCAAAGGTCAAAGCAACGAATTTCAATTTAATTATGACAAAAAACAAACCATATCCAATCCAAATTATGGAAAAAATTTAGGATCCTTACTATCAATTGAAACTGCGGTAGTACCTACTTCAGGATTTGTGGTTCTTTATGAAAAATTTGGAGAGGTTTATTCTGAAGGTGAATTGACAAACCCGGGAGTGTTAAAAACCAGTTTTGTTTCAGGAGGAACCCAAATGGTTGCTCTGAGCGATATAAATTCAAGTTGGGGATGGCCGTTGGTTTTGGGAGATGGGGTTAGCGGAATTGAAGTGAGAAGATATTACAACATTTATTCACACATTCCGGGGTCTGATAATGTTTATTATGATGCAATCATTGATTGGAACAGTCCTTTTACAACCATAACAAAACAACAAAGTTCTTATGACTCTTGGTTCAATGACAACCAAATAGTGGACGCCATGATAAATTACCAGCTTGCAGTCGGGTTGGGCATACTGAGCGGAGGTAATTAAGAATATGAGTCATTTAGATCAAATCTATGTTCCTGAAAATTCAGTGTTGACTCCCGAGAACACTCAAGTCCCGGGGGACTTTTCTTCACCATACACACTGATTGACTGGCTTGAAAATTTTAAAATCTTAAGCACAGATTCTTCTAATTATTTCTTTTTGTATACCCGGTATTTGAATGAATGGTTTAATTATAATAAAGTCTCACAAAATGACACCAGTTTTTATACTCGACAAATTTACATCAATCTTTTAAAAGAAATTGCATTAAAATACACCACGTTTGACGAAAAAAGATTTTTGTCAAATTTAAATTTCAATGATAATCAATCATTGGATGTGGCCATACCATTTTTTACCAAAAAAATCAAAAAAATATGTTTATATTATTCCCAAAACAGGGATAAGTTAAAAAATTCGGTGGTTCGCTCCAATCTTCGAGGAAGCAATTATGGAATAGAAACGCTGATCCGAAAAAGTTTAATTGATATATTAGAAACAAATCAATTTGAATCTTTAAATCCCAATCTTCCTCCTCTTTCCTCGGTGATAGATCGTCTGCATGTTCAAATAGAGGACAAATTTGATACTCAGCAATACTATTTTGATGTTACTCCCGGATCAACTTATGACAAATACAATATAACCGATTCAGAACGGCAAAAATATTTTTATTTAGATTCGGTAACAGTAGATACCAAAGAACTTTATGATCTGAACGCAGCTATAGAAGATGCAATTCGAGCATATCCTTTGTTTGTAAATGAACTGGGATTCAACAATTTTACAATTAACTATTATCTTTCAGGCGTAAATTATGGGTTTTTAAGTCAAAGAGATTTTCAATTGTATGAAAATACCCAAACCGCTGAAGATACAAACGTTTACAATTACAAACAATATTATGAAAACTACATGGGATCTGATCTTTTTATTTTGTCTGGAACCACAGAATCAGGAGTGGTAAGTTCTAAAATTTTAGAATCTAAAGTTCCTTATAAAAATCTTTTAAATCGCAGATATCCAACAATAGCTCACATACCTGAAAAAAGTTCTGCAATAGATGAAAAATATTTAGGACGATTTTTTACAAATGATAATCTGGGAATTCTGTATTGGAACACCTTTAAAAAGAAGTTTTTATTGAACAAATCGTTGTCTGCGGGAGAAACATTCATTATTCCTGATCCTGAAGTGGGATTTGATTCAATCGGGTTGACTCTAACAGAACAATCATTGAGCGGAATAGGATATTTGCGGGATATGCAATGGAATCGATATGATTGGGCTAATGATTATGGTTTCGGAAGCATATATTCTGATCCTAAAAAACAAAAATTCTATTCATATCTGAGTAAAACTGAAATGGACGCCGATTCTGACGACGGCGTTTCAAGAATAAGCGATTATCAAAATTTTTGGGATGAAAATCTTTTATGGAAAAATCAGGATGTGTTTTCTTTTTACAGTGACGATTTTTATCCGATTGATTCTCGAGCCGAATATCTGCTTTACAATCGGGGAATTCTAACCAAATACAAAACAGACATATTTGGAAATCATTTTGGATTTTTTAAAAATTCTCTGACACGAACATATTCAGCCGCAAGTTTGTCCGCATATCCTTCGTACACGTTGTTACGTCCTACTGAAACATCTCCTCTTTCGTCATTATATAACCGTGAAAATGTGCAAAACGGACAAGTGTTTTTGAGATATTATGATGATTCAGCCATAGTTTCGTTAAGCGCTGCTTTGAGCGCCATATATATAAAATATCCAACGGATGTAAGAAATGAATTGGAAAATGCATTGGTGGATTTTGATGTGATTTTCAACACTATTATATTGGAGACACCAAAATATTTGGTTTTTGACAAGTTAAATTTTGATTTTGATTTGAAAATTTTTGACGCCAGCTATACAAAAAACACATATTTCCAAAAATATAATCTGACTCCTATTTTAGAAAACAATTCAAATTTTTGGTATGATGAAGAATATAAAGAAATTATTCTTTCTTTACTGACACTTTTGCCGGAAAATTCATCCACAAACAATAAAATTTTGTATCCGAGAATATATGTGGGAAATATTCATGATTTGAATTTTGAAAAAATTTATCCCGAAGAAGAAACAGCTTCTGCTCTTAGTGGTTTGATTATTAATTTGGGAACACAACAATTCAATCCAACTTATTGTGATAAAAGTTTGTTAAATTACAATCATGAAGCTCAAATTTTAAGTCATATTGTAAAATGCTATGACAATAATTTGATTCCTGTTTTGATAAATTACAAGTTTGTAAGATTTTTTAACAACATTCAGTTGCAAAATGCTATCGCTTTCAAACCTTGTGGATACATTTTTGATCAAAACTATTCTGGAACTAATTTTTACCAAACCGTTCAACATGTGGGAATATTTTCTGGAATTGTGGGGGCGCAGCCCCAATTTTTAAGCTTTTTGGCATCTGTTTCAGCATTGTCTGGTTATAATTTTTATTACGTATCCAACTATCCTTTGACTGTAAATCCGGGCGTTTCCAGTTTTGTTTTTTGTGACGACACATTGACCAACAGCTTTGATGTTTATTTAGGATCTCTGAATTTGAATCTTCAAGATGTGTATGGAACATTGGTATACGATTTTTCAGGTTCCAACGAACACTATTTCACAACACTGAATGACTCTGTTAGCGCCGTATCAGGACCTTTCACATATACAATTACATATGTTGCTAGTGGTCAACATGTAATAAAAATCATACCATCATGACAAACAAATTTTAAAATTAAATAATAATATGCAATTCTCAAGAATATACAATAAAACAGCATTGGACGGCCAGCATGACATGGCCGTTTCTTTGGTTTTTTCTATATTCAATCCTGTTTCAGCATGTTCAGGAGGATTGAGTGTTGCTTTTTACGAAGATTCTTTGGGCAATCCTTATGGGGGCGGAATAGGCGGTTCTCTTGGCTATTCACCCTATACCAATATGGCAATAGGATCATCTTTCCAAGGTCTTCAAAATGCATATGCGGGAATTGGTTTTGACATTACTGGAGAATTTTCCAAAAAAGCGGATGGGCGAACAACTGGATATTTTATAAACAACCCAAACACAATAGTTTTTCGCGGCTCTCAATCCTTTGATTATCCTCTTTTAAGTTACACAGAAAATCTTTTTAATTTGTATGGAATCAATCTAGGGCAAAACTTTACAAATGAAGAAAATGCCAAAGATCTTAAATTCCGAATAATTTTGTCGCAACAGTCTAAAAAAATAAAAGTTCAACAAATTATAGATCAAAACAACATTTTAACAGTGGCTGAACAAAATATAGAAAATTTAAGAACTGCAGCATATCGAATTGCATGTGCTTTTGTTTCAGATGACGACACAACCCAATGCAAAATAAAAGAATTTAACGTGTATGGATTTTCAGACGATTTTGCACAAAATTTTGATAATGAATTAAATTCCAATCTGTATACATGTTTACAGCGAATATCCCGGGCTTCTTTTGGAGCCGGTGAAAGTGATAAGGTATTTTTGGGTCGCAACAATTTGTTTTTAGAAAATTCCTTAAATCTATCTTTTTCCAATTATATCAAGACCGTTGATATTTCTTCTCCTTACAAATTACAACAAACCATAACGTATCCTTTTGCTTCGGTTCATAAATTCATGGACAGTGATAATGATAATTTGATTGTGGCTCGGGAATCTTCCACAAACAATTTACAATTTTACAGAAATATGGGACGCACAGTGGTTCCTGAATATACCGTTACTGCAAGTGCAATTTCAGGATTTGCAGAATCTGCCAGTCTTGATCGAAATTTATTGTTTGTTTCCACAGTATCTGCAATTCAGGTGTACAAAAGGTCTGGATACGCTTGGAATTATGACAGTTCCATAACAAATTTAAGTGGTCGTCCCTATAATATAAAATTTAAAAACAACAATGGAATTGTGGCTTATCATGAAGGTTCGGCAGAAATTTTTGAAAATCCGGGAACAGGCAATTACAGTAGTGTGTATTTTGTTTCAGGATTGGCAACACCTGCAGACGGGTTTGGTTTAAATCTGGATATAAATGGTTCTTATGCTGCAATAGGAGCTCCCTATAAAGATTCCGGGTTCACAGATGATGGTGCTGTTTATGTGTTTTCAAAATCC